ATTGGTTTTCAGGTGGAACAATCATTTTCACGCCTTTAGCTGCGATTAAAAGTCCACGTTCATCAGTCATTTCTCCAATGTCGATTAGAGATTGTTCTAATGAAGTTTCATTTAAGTCAGCTTGCGTAGCCAATGTGTTCGCAAATGAGCCACCTAATGTAGTGTGCGATGTATTAAACAAAGAAACACCATCTCCAGAATCAAAAGCATCCGTTGAAGGAAGGCCGTTGATTAGTGGGGACACTGCTTTAACTTGTTTAGAGTTCGCCATGGATCTCGCTAAAGCTTTTGTGTATCTAGAAGCTAGTCTATCGTAGAGGTTATCTTCGATAGCTTCTTCAGTGATAGCAAATGCTAGAGCAATTGTCTCATGAGTGTAACGAGCTGTGAAGGTTTCCTGTGCATCATCGTATGATATGCCGGCACCTTCGCCTTTTACTTGTGCGTTTCCGAATCCTGATAACATAACTTCCTCTTCGAAAGCTCTGTCAGAAGATTCTATATTATAGATCTCAGCGTGTTGGTTTTCGTATCGCTTGTACTCAAGTCCAAATAAGGCATTTAAACCTGGTTCAAGCTCTTTAACTAACTGCGCTCGTGATATTGCCATGTTTTATTCTCCTTATACGTCTCTTAGGTACTGATTCGCCATACTATTGAAAGCCACAACTAAATCACAGCCTGCTGCAGTAACATCTTTTTGATCTGGCACTTCTGCCGATCTTAAGATTTTCCACATAAAGCCATTATTGTGACCCGCAATATTAAGAGTAGCTTGTGATTGGCCTTCATAGCCAGAACCACCATTATTTTGGTTCATATAAATGACCAAAAATTTAGCTTGCGCTAAAGGAATAGATGAAGCTACTGCTGCATCTGTTCTAATGTGATACTCTTGGAACGGGTTGTCATTAACGAATACCCAACCATCGCTGTTACCTGTGTTCGGGTTAGTTGCGAATGTCTGACTCGCTGCTACAGAATTTGACCATGTAGGTTTTGATGTTGTTCCATCGATGTAAAATACACCGTTAGAAATTCCTACACATACTTCTGGAGTAGTTGTATCAGCATCCCAAGAAGCTCCACCTGTACCAGTGTCGTCCATAGTAGCGGGAGCTATACTTTGCATATAGCCATCGTCACCTGAACTATCTTGTGGTCCAATTGGTTCGTTCTTAAGGATTCGCACGCCCAAACCTGACAAGATAGAGTATCTTGATTGCCCTTGAGTAGCTGGACCATTGCCCAGAACTTCAACTGCTCTCAAGCCATATCCTGTTGTGCTTGTATTAGCCATAGTTTGTCGTCTCCTAAATGTTCACAAATAAATGTGAACGGTTTAATTAAATCGATGATAGGGAATTGTTATCCCGAGAAAATTAACTTTTCTTTGTACCACCGAAGGTTACACGAGATTGTCGATCAACATTGATCGGCATACTCTTATGCTGCTCCCTCATTAGATCGTTGTCTACTGCTTCATTCATTCCGTCTGTACGTTTTCTAATGTACGCGGTACGTTGAGCTGCGATCTCGTTAGGTACCTTTGCAAGCAAAAGGCCACCAACCCCAATTACCCCCTTGTATTTTCCAGTGTCTAACACTGGGTAATCAGAAGAGTTCTCGACTTCTTCGGCTCTAACTAATTCATAACCAGATCTTAATCTGCCTTGAATATTCTTAGAATCGTCGAATCCAAGAGATTCTGCTCTGATCCATCTGTACCTGAATCCATCAGGCGCAGGGGGTGCATCTAGAGAAGATGGAGGAACCCACACTTTTGGTCTTTCAGTTTTTGACCGTGTTTGGTTCGCACGAGAAGTAGTTGTCTTAGTTTCTTTGTTCATACGCTATACCTCCTTCGTGAGTTTTAATTGTTTTGCGTAGTCTTCGAGTGGCACACCTAATTTTTTCGCGATAGCGACTTGTGAAGGTGTGAGTTTCACAGTTTTGCGACCAGGTTTTACACTTCTATTTGCAGAAGCCACCGACTGAACGGGCCTAGTCGTTTGTATGTTATCACTTTTACCAAATTTATGTGGAAAGTCAACTCTTATTCTTTTATCAACTTCTTCATAATACTCGTTAGATTGTGGGTCGTAACCCTCCTTCTCAACCAAATCCTTATGGATTTCAAAAGCAGTGAAGGTCATAGCCCGGTCTTGACCGAACCATCTATTCTTCCCTGCCCATCCTTCCGCTTTAGGATCTGCTGGTTGTTGATAAGGTAAATCTCTCGGAGTCTGTGTTGGTAATTTACCACCGTCAGATAGTTTGACGTCTTCTCTACCTTCTTTAGCTTGCTCCACTTTCGCATTCTCAAACGCTAGTGTAGCAATTCTTTTGTTTGCCTCAACTTGAGCTTTTGAATCACCAGCTTCAATGGCTGTGGCCAATTCTCGTTGCGCCGCATCCATGCCAGTTTTGACATTAGTCTCAAATTTTTTCCAATAATCAGAATCCAGCTTACTAAATTTACGCTGATCTTCTTGACGTTGGCCTTCTAAAGCTTTTGCGTATTCTGTCGCAGAATCCCTTTGGCGTTCTGCTTCACGCATTTTTCGAGTTAGCTTAGCAATCCTTGATTGAACTCCTTTACTATACTCTTCAAGTTTAGAATCATCTTGTTTTTGTTCCTTTTTTATTTCCTTAACTGTTTCTTCTTCCTTTGGTTCTTGTTCCGTTGGTTCTTGTTCCGTTGTTTCCGGTTCCGTCATTACGACAGTAGGCTCTTTTTCTTTAGTCTCTACTTCTGATTCATCCTTCTCATCAGGAACGGTTACTTCAGCTCCTGGTCCAGTTGTATCTAGAGGAACGGTTTTTTGGTCTTTTTCTAATGGTTTATCATTAGCGTTCTCAGTTGGCATAGTTTCCTCCTATGTTAAAATGCATGCAGTATATCCTCTGGATTCTGCACGGTTGCCAAAATTTCGTCATCATTAAGAAGACGAATTTCCCCACCTTCGATTTGTATACGCGATCCCGCGTAACGGGCAAAGACAACCCAATCGTTGACCTTGCACCATGGACCATCAGGATAACGTTCTTTGTCGTTATAACATTGTGATCCCATTGCTAAAACAAGTCCACATTGAGAGCCAATTTGTTGGCGCTCCAATGCACTCTCTGTCATTAGCACTCCCCCTTTTGTTTTTTCATCCATTTTGAATGGAAGAACAATAATTCTCCAACCCGTAGGTTGTGGTAATTTAGTAGAGTCTTTAGTAAGACTCTTTTTAGGTTCGGATTTTTTTACTCCGATTAATTCTTTATTAGGTGTAATAATTTTAGGTTTTGGGTTTGGTTGTTGAGTTTCCTTTTGGGATTTCAACGATGTTTGTGTTTGCGTCATATGGCTCCTTTTCATCAAGCAGGTTAGAGATTTCCTGTTTCACTGCTTCCAGTGCGTTTATCTGTCCAGTTATATACTTATAAGTATTCATATTGTCAACCCCACCAGACGAAACCGAGATTGCCAGTTGTTGTATGCGTCGATCTAAAGCCCGACGAAGCTTATAGATAATATTTTCTATATCCATTAACTTTCAATTTTTGGCGGCATAAACTCTTTACCGTAATATTTCTTCAAACTTTTATTTTCTACTTTAACTCCACCTAAATCCCCAGTGAGATAAGAACCGTTATAAGGTTGACTTACCCCTTCAGGTTTTTTAAGTTTAGTAAACCAGTTGTTTTTAAACTTAGTTTTATTTCTTGTAGCCATTACTTTTTACGTTTTTTAGTTTTAGCTTTTTTCTTCTTCTTATTTTTTTTCTTTGTTTTTTTCTTAGCCATTATGCAGCCTTCCTTTTCTTAGCCATTTTTTTAAAAGTCTTAGCTAGAGCTTTAGCACGTCCTGTACAACCTTTTTTAGTAATCGGTGTACATTTTCCTTTAGTTCCTCTTTTTTTAATTGAAGCTGTTGCTTTTTGAATCCAACCACCTTTTTTGGCCCATTTTTCTTTGCCTTTACGTCTTTTTAGATGTCGAGCTAGCTTTTTAACCACACCACCTATAGCATAGCCTTGTCTTAAAATCGGACTGTGACCTTTTATTGAAATATCACCCATTATTTATTCTTTTTAATTGTTTCCCCTAATTTTTTTAATACTTTGTCTGTTTTTTCAAAAGTCTTATTTAATTTATCTTTTGCTGCTTTATATTTTTGATCTACATCAAATTTTTCAGCCGCTTGTTTTGCTTTTTTTGCAGTGGATTTTACTCCTTGAATAGTTTTTTGTCCGGCTATTTTAGCCAAAGGTTTAACCCTATTAATAACTGCACCTGCTGTTTTTGGGTTCAATAAAATCTTTTGCCAGCCCATTATTTAATAACTTTCCCCCAACCTCTTAAAGCTTTACCTACCGATTTAACTCTGCCGCCATCTTTATATTTTTTAGGCTTGTCTCCTACCGGAGAAGGTTTTTTTGATTTCGATTTTGCTTTTTTAATAAGAGCTTTAGCAACTTTTCCAACGACACCACCAATAGCATATTCTTCCATAATTAATCCTTAAGCTTTATTAATTTTTTGATTAGGACGTTTACCCCATTTTCCATAAGACTCATCTCTTCTAGCTTTAAAAGATTGTTTCTTAGTGGACTCTTTTCCAGTTCTCATACCTAGAGATTCATCTTCTCTATCTTTGTAACCTTGTTTCTTTTTCTTAGAAACAGATTTACCTTTTTTGTAAGGGAATCTAGATTTGTAG